TCAAGTTGCGCAACGAGGTCTACGCACTGAACCGCAACACCATCGAGGTGTTCGACAACGTGGGGGGCGAGTTCTTCCCGTTCCAACGCATTGACGGAGCGCAAGTTCAAAAAGGCGTCATCGGCACGTTCGGCTGCTGCGTCTTTATGGAGACGGTGGCATTCCTTGGCAGCGGCCGCAATGAGGCACCAGGCATCTACATGGGAGCCAATGCCACAGCCACCAAGGTGAGCACGCAGGAGATCGACGAAGTTCTGCTGCAGTACACCGAAACGCAGCTCGCACAAGTCAAGCTGGAGGCCAGAAACGACAAAGCGCACCAGCACCTCTACGTCCACCTGCCTGACCGTACGCTGGTCTATGACGCGGCGGCCAGCGAGGCGCTGGGCGAGCTGGTCTGGTTCACGCTGACGACCACGGTCGTCGGCTTTGCACAGTACCGTGCGCGCAACCTGGTCTGGGCCTATGACAAGTGGCTGGTCGGTGACCCGCAGTCCAGCAACATCGGCTACCTGGTGGACACCATCGGCACGCACTGGGGACAGAAGGTGCGCTGGGAGTTTGGCACGCTGATCGCCTACAACGAGGGCAACGGCGCGCTATTCCATGAGCTGGAGCTGGTCAGTCTGACTGGCCGCGTGGCAGTTGGAGTGGACCCGATCATCACCACCAGCTACAGCCTGGATGGCCAGTCTTGGAGCCAGGACCGGCCACTGCGTGCCGGCACCACAGGAAACACTAAGAAGCGCCTGGCTTGGTTCCAGCAGGGCAGCATGCGCAACTGGCGCATCCAGCGATTCCGCGGCGACAGCGATGCGCACCTGGCCTTCGCACGGCTTGAGGCGCAGATTGAAGGGCTGCTCTACTGATGGCCACCAATCCACGCATCCCGCCACTCGGCCTGACCCGAGATCAGCTCGCCACGTTCTTGAAGGACCACGAGCAGATCAAGCAGTTCGAGAACCTGTTTGCTGTTGCGGCATCTGTTGCGCCTGACAACGTCGAGGCGGCCAACATTCTGGCCGGCAACGCAGACGCCAAGGCCATCCAGTCACTTGGTCAGATCGCTGCATTGGCGCAAGAGGTGGCCATCTGCTGCTCGATCAGCGACATCAAAGGCACGCAGGCACTCGACCAGATTGCCATGCTGGCGCAGGAAACTGCAGTCAGCATCGCGTCAGCAGAGAACAAGGCCAACCAGGCAATGGCGCTGCTGTCCAGACTGGCCGAGGCTGTCGAAGGCCTGCAAATGCTGCCGGCCAAGGTGCCACCACATCGCACCAGGTTCGGCAGCTTTCAGGACACGACTGTGCAGGTGGCGGCGCTGCCGAACACGGCCTACCCGATCACCTACAACACGACCGACCTGTCCAGTGGCGTGTTCCTGCGCAGTCCATCGACAAGCGAAATCGCTGTGGACACCGAAGGCGTCTATAACCTGCAGTTCTCTGTGCAGCTCGACAAGACCAGCGGCGGCACGGCCAACTTCTGGATATGGCCACGCATCAATGGTGTGGACGTACCAAGCTCTGCCAGCCAGGTGCAGATTCAAGGCAACAACGCTGAGATTTTTACGGCTGCCAACTTCTTCTTTGACCTGAAGGCCGGAGACTACATTCAGCTCATGTGGGCTGTCAACGATGTGAGCGTGCAGCTTCAATACTTTGCAGCCACAGGCTTCCATCCTGCAATCCCGTCCATCATCGTCACCGTGTCCAACAACATCAGGAGCTATCCATCATGACCGTCACCGTAAAAACCCTTGTGCCTCCCAAGCAGATGGAGGCTGTCCAGACCACGCAATACACGGCCACGGCTGCCAAGGCGCTGATCGACAAGGCCACAGTCACCAACACCGACACGGTGAACCGCACGTTCAGCGTCAACCTGGTGCAAGTCAGTGGCACTGCCAGCAACAGCAACCTAATCATCGACGACCGCACTGTCGTTCCTGGCGAGACATACCTGTGCCCTGAGCTGGTTGGCCAAGAGCTGGACCCTGGCGCATTCATCAGCACCATCGCCAGCAACGGCACCTCGCTGACGCTGCGCATCTCCGGCCGCGAGATCACCTGAAGGAGTCCATGATGGAAGACGCAAAAATGCCCAAGATGATGCTGGCCGGCTTCGGCGGCATCCCCTACGAAGAGCCATTCATCACGGCGTCCGAAAACAAGAAGAACACCCAGGTGGTGATCGATGACTGGATGCTCGGCCCGGAAAAACCAAGCAACGAGCGCGGAGCCAACAAGCCCTACTGGATGGCACTGGCCAAGGCCATGCAGTGCGACGAGGCTGAGGCCAGGCGCAGGCGCTGCTCCAACTGCGAGTATTACGACAACTCGGTCATGACCCAGGTGAAGATGGACAAGATTCCCTGGAACCAGTGGGACGTGGGCGCAGGCTTCCGCGGCTACTGCAACAAGTTCGACTTCATCTGCCACGACCTGCGCTCCTGCCAGGCCTGGGAAGAGCGCGAGTTCGAGGAAGATTGACCAAATGGCAGATTGTGGGAAAATGAGGGCGCTGAGTCTATCGGGCCACCAGCAGCTCATCCAACCATTGGAGGGTTGCGCGCATGGGAAGTTCTGAGTGGCTCAAAGAGAACCTGCAAAGGGTTCTGGCGCTTCCTGCGCCGGCCACTGAGTGGCTGCTGATGCTTTGGGGTGCCATCCAGGTCTTTGATGACGTGGCTGATGGCGATCCTGTCGAGCGAGAAGACCTCAACGCAGCCATCTGGAACACGCTTGTTGGCATGAACCAGAACACATTCTGGATGGCCAATTCCCACAACCTGTCGCCTGTCGTGGCGACCATGATTTTGAAGTGGCAAGGCTCAGACCAGGCCGAGCGCGCAGGCAATGCTGACGCACGCTCCTACGTTTGGCGCGCTGGCTACTACGATGTGGTCATGATGGTCGTGGCGCTGTGCCACGGCACCAAGTACGCCACAGACAATTCCCACCTGGTCATGGCGCTGTACGGTGAAACACTCGAAGATTACATGAAGGAGTTCAGCCATGCCTGATCCAACAACCGCACTGGTCGTCGGCGGCACGCAAGTTGTCGGCGGCATCATGCAAAGCCGAGCAGCCGGAGAGGCTGCAGGCGCACAAACAGCAGCCGCAGAAGCTGGTATTGCAGAGCAGCGTCGACAGTTCGACATGGTGCGCGAGCTGCTCAAGCCTTACGTCGAGGTCGGCACGCCTGCACTACAACAGCAGCAAGCATTGATTGGCTTACAAGGCGCAGAGGCACAACAGGCTGCCATCGCAGGCCTGGAAGGCTCTCCACTGTTCCAGGCGCGTGTGCGTCAGGGTGAAGAGGCACTGTTGCAGCGTGCATCGGCCACTGGTGGCTTGCGTGGCGGCAACATTCAGGCTGCCCTGGCTCAGTTCCGGCCGCAGATGCTGCAACAGGAGATTGAGACTCAATATGGCCGTCTTGGCGGCTTGACATCACTCGGCCAGCAATCTGCTGCAGGTGTTGGCACGGCAGGCATGCAAACTGGTGCGCGAGTGGCCGGTCTGTACGGAGACATCGGCGCTGCTCAAGCAGGCAAAGAGCTGGCGCAGGGTCAGGCTTTTGCCAACGTGCTTAATCTGCCGGCCCAGTTCCTGGGCATGCAGTACGGTGCCAAAGTCGGCACGCCAGGCTTTAGCAACATCTTCAGCGACATCAGGCTGAAGAAAAACATCACGCGCGTGGGCACCAGGCCGGACGGCCTTGGCGTCTACGAGTTCGAGTACGTCTGGGGTGGCGGCCGACAGGTCGGCCTAATGGCGCAAGAAGTGCTGGGCGTCTATCCTGACGCTGTGGGCGAGTTCGGTGGCTACCTCACCGTCGACTACGGCAAGGTATAAGGGAGCCTGACATGGTACAGCCAATCAACTACCAACTGAATGTCCAAAGCCCCTTTGAAGCGGCACTGTCCGGCTTCAAGATCGGTGCCACCATCGCTGACATCTCTGCACAGCGCCAGGCCCAGGAGGCCGATCTGCAGCGCAGACAAGCACTGCAGACGCAGGTCAAGGCTCTGATTCAGAACCCAAACCCGACTGCGCGTGATTTCACCAACGTGGCCATGCTGCTGCCTAAAGCAGAGGCTGATAGCATGCGCGCCAACTGGGAGACGCTGTCCAAGGATCGCCAGGACAATGAGCTGCGCTTCGGTGGCCAGGTCATGTCGGCCTTAAGCTCGAACCAGCCACAGATCGGCATTCAACTCCTGCGCGAGCGCGCAACGGCTGAACGCAATGCCGGCCGCGAGCAGCAAGCCAAGGCCTATGAGACTTGGGCGCAAATGGCCGAGGTCAGCCCCCAGAGCGCACAGAAGACCATCGGCATCATGCTGGCTGGCGTGCCTGGTGGCGACAAGGTGCTGGAAGGCTCCATCAAGGCACTGAAGGCACCGGCTGAGGTGGCAGCAAGTGAGGCCACGGCACGTGGTGGTGCAGCCATTGCAACCCGCGAGGAGCTGGTCACGGCCAACACTCCGACCCGCCTGGCGCTGGAGAACACGCAGACCGCGGCCAATATCCGCAACCTGGACAGCCAGATTGCAGACCGTGCTGGCCGTCTGGTGCTAGATCAGAACCGTCTGAAACTGGACCGCGACAAGTTGCAGTCTGACGTGGAGCTGAGGCTCTTTGAGCTGAACCAGAAGGGCACGCAGCTTGATGCAAGTGCCACCAAGATCGTCAACGATTCAGCAGTGGCTGCAGTCGGCGCAGAACAGTCTGCGGGTCGCATGTTGGACCTAGCGTCTAGGCTGGAGCAAGAAGGCGGCGGCCGCGGTGTTTTCACTTCAGCATCTGAGTGGTTCAAAAAAGCAACTGGCAATCAAGATGGCTGGACCCAGGCTCGGCAGGAATACATCCGGCTGCGCAACACGCAGGCCATCAAGTCGCTGCCTCCTGGGCCGGCCACCGACCGAGACATCGAGCTGGCGCTGAAAGGTTTCCCGCCTGACAACGCAGATGCAGCCACGCTGGCCTCTTTCATGCGCGGCATGGCCAAGATGCAACAGTATGAAGCGGTGGCCGAGAGCGCCAAGTCTGAATGGGTGAACTCGGTCGGCTCGCTTGGCCGTGCCACCCGCGACATTGAAATCGGCGGCATCCAGGCGCCGAAGGGAACCACCTATGTGGACTTCGCGCGCCAGTTCATGGACCAACGCGCGCAAGACCTGGCAGCAGCCCAGGCCGGCCGTGCGGTGGCCGGTCGCGGCTACATGCGCTGGGCCAATCCGCAGACGGGTGCTGTACCTGGTGGTGGCGGCGCTCCTCAAGTTCCACCTGCTGAAGGCCAACGGTAATGGCAACCAGAGAAATCCCCACCAGCTACAAAGACCCGTTCTG